ATGGAATGTTCGTTTGTCCTGAGTTTGTAACTGCTAGTTTATAGCAACCTTCAGGTGCTTCATATAAAGTATCTCCAAATCTATTTTTTAGATTATTCACTACTGGATTATCATTCATCGATGTTGCTTTATCTTGATATGAATAATAATTAAAATCTACTTTTGCATATCTTCTTAATAGTGGATCTATTGTCAAAACTCTATTTGCAAATGTTCCGGTGTAGGCAGTTTCTACAGTATTGAATGTGTCTACAATTTCATATGTCAGAACATTAAATACTTGTTTATTATTATCTCCTCGATTTTCTTTTAGTGTTGTATTTTTTGGACGATATTCATATGTAAAATATGGATCAGTTTTAAATAATGACTGTAAAGATTTAAAATTAAATCCTTCATGATTTTCATAAAGAACCATATCTGAACCAATAACACCAGGAGATGTTGACTGAGCATACATACACAACCAATTTATTGCTTCAAATGGAGAAAAATTAGGAATAATAAAACTATAACTTCCTTTGGTTGTTTCTATATTCTTTTCTGAATATTTGTTACTTGGAACTTTTAATTTCACTTTAAGAATATCTTTTACGATATCTGATATTCCTCTATCTTTATATGATTTGCTTATTTTATATTGATTAGATAAAATAAGTTCATCGGAGCAAAAATGAATAACATAGTTTTCTGTATCAAAGTTTAGACTTTTTCTTCTGTTTGATATTTTGTATATGCGAAATAGTTTGTCGATTCTTAGATTAGGATTATCATCTTTACCAAATGCAAAACGAATATATTCATTCCCATGCATCTGTAGTTTTTCAATCATACCCTGTGCATCTTCGACGAGCATATTTCCAGAAACCACATTATTAAAAACATCCTCAAAATATGAGAGTTCAACCATCATAGGTTTTAAATCGACTATCGGAAAATTACCACCCAATAAATTTATTGCAATAAGATTATAGTCTTTACTATATCTTACGCCAATCTTTGAATTTCCGCCAGTTGAAGACGAACCTTCAGTTTGTCCTGTATTTAATGATGTTGTCATTTATTGACTCAATAATGATTTTAGTTTATTTTCTATATCTTCTGTATAATTTTTATTGACAATATTCACTTGTTTTTTGGACTCATTTAATTGATCCTCGTAATCATAAACACTAATTGTATCTTTGCTTATTGTTACTGTTACTGTTGATACTATTCCACTTATTGGGTCTGCTGGAAATGTTTTTGTTGTAACAAGATTTTGTGGTAAACTCACATAAGTATCATAATCAACATTAAACGCACTTGTTGTTGTTGTATTTGTATACGAATCAAATGTAGTTACTAATTTTCTATAATATTTTATTTCTGATTGTGTCCAAGATACAACAGAAATTCCACTCTGTCCGGATTCTTCTGTATATTTGTCAATCAGATAGTTCTGAAAATCTATTGTCGATAAACCTAAGTCCCATTGTGGGTCTATTGTTTGATTACCAAAAAGAAATATCCAATAACGATATGGATTGTCATAATATCTGTTTGCTATAATTTCTGGTAAATCACCATCTTGCATTGTGTACTTATAATACAATGAAGGATTATTCAACAGAGAAGGAACGATGTTCACTCTTCTCATCAGGTTCAATGAAAGGGCAGATGTTCCGTTTGGTTGTGTTGTAATTATGCGCGGAAAATTCTCAAAATATTTCATCTGACATCTCCTGCTTTGAGTCTTGTTCTATCAACAATGTCAATTTCTCTGAAGTTCATGGTGAGTCTTGTTTGCACTGGTGCACCATTACTATGTGCTGACCATCCGTTAGGAGCATAATCTACAGATATTGATTCTATGACAGAAGTTCCTACCTTGTATAGTCTGTCATTAGACGTTCCTTTACTTCCACCCAACAATGCATTTCCTAAATCTAATCCAGGAATAATACTGTTTCCTGCTTTCTGTAGCATTGCGGTAAATCCTGAAAAGTTTCCTGTTTCTGCCATTAAGAAATTTATATTGATTTCAGATGGTGGAATAAAATACATACCTCCTACTCCAGAAACTGTAGGTGACGATGCGTAAACAAATGTATTAATGATTGCAGATACTTGGTCTGCTTCTTCTTTTGATTTTGGGGTGAATGTAAATTCCATGCTAAATGTTCTTAACCCAACTCCACGGTACAATAGTTGAATTTGAGGGTTTAGTGCTTTTGCTTGTGTCTTTAAGAATAAATCATTTATGTCTCTTGTTGTCTGACCACCAACAGCACTCAATGCTGTTGTAACATCGGATATTGTATCTGATTGTCCTGCTGCACCAAATGCTCCAGAAAACCCTCCTTTTTCGTATCCTTCATATATAGATTTTGCTGCACTCAATCCTGCCGCACCCGCAGTTAATATTCCCCCACCAATGTCTGCCAACATTAATTCATTATATTCTTGATTATAATTCATTGACAGTGTGTCTGGCATATAAAGACTTATTATAGCAGCATTTTTTGTTTTCTTTGGACTTAAATATACTGATACATTTTTGTTTACGTCAATTCCTGATGTCGTAAATGATGTCGTTTTGCCTATCGATGTTTCTGTCACTTCTGGTGTAGAACTAGTAAATTTTGTGTTGTATAATGATTGTAAACCGGAAGCAAAATTTTCTACCCCATTGTCTATTTCTTCTTCATTAGTCACTTCAAATTTTCTTGGTATAACATTTCGTATTTCAAACTGTACAATGTGCATTCTTGACGGATCGTTTCCTAGATTATTAGGATACTGAAACATCTGAACGCCTTTTTTGGTACCAAATAATGCACTGAGTGGTCCTTCCAATGCACCTGTTAGTCCACCTGTTGATATACCACCAATTTGATTAAGAATGGCCATGTTACTGCCTTTGAAAATATAGTATAAATATTTATATCGTATTTTTAGGAAACTTATTTATACTATGGGTCGACCTCAACCTATAAGATGGAAACCAAAGAATCCACAAAAGTATCTTGGTGACTACAATAACATATGGGCAAGGTCATCGTGGGAAGTTAGAGTGATGAATTGGTTCGATAGAAATCCAGATGTTATTGAATGGGGATCCGAAGAACTGGTGATACCATACATATCACCAGTTGATAATAGACCACACAGATATTTTCCTGATTTTTTTGTGAAAGTCAAAACAAAAGAAGGTAAGATTAAAACCATGGTAGTAGAAGTTAAACCAGACAGAGAAACAAAAGAACCAAAAAAGAAAGAAAGAATAACCAAACAATATATTAATGAAGTTGTGACATATGGTGTCAATCAAGCAAAATGGAAATACGCAGAAGAATATTGTTTAGATAGAGGTTGGGAATTTAAAGTTTTGACAGAAAAACATCTAGGAATATAAATGGCAATTAAACCGTCTAAATTAACAACCTTAGCACAACAACATTCTGCGTTAGGTAATGATATTCTTTCAAGAAAGAGTGTAGAGTGGTTACAAAAAGAAGTAAAAAAATTAAGAAACCCTACGGCATTATCAAAAGGAATACTCAGAGAACGAGATAGATTTACAAAAAGACCATTGATTGGTGGTCTTTATTTTCTTTATTATGATCCTAAATATAAAGACAAATTACCATATTATGATTTGTTTCCTCTTGTGCTTGTTCTCGAAAGATACAATGATGGTATACTAGGATTAAATTTGCACTACTTACCTCCAATAATGAGAGCAATGTTTTTAGATAAATTATTGGGATATGCAAAATTTGATGAAAAAGATGATATACAAAGAATCAAAGTAACTTATGATATTCTTTCTGGTATTAAGTCTCATAGATTATTTAAACCTTGCATCAAAAGATATTTAAACTCAAACATGGGAACACCACCATTGAAAGTAGAACCTCATGAATGGGAAACAGCAATATTTTTACCGACACATAGGTTCCAGAAAGCAAAGGCACCAACAGTCTGGAAAGAATCACTAGAAACCGCAAAGGAATAACATGGCAGGCACAATAAATAATTTTCTGTCTTCATTTAAATCTGATATAGCACGACCAAGTAGATTTGATGTTGAGATTCCTGTACCTCTTAAACTTGTATCATACAGAAATCTTGGTCAGAGATTGACGCTTCGTTGCGAGAACGCGGAATTACCTAGCAGAACTTTTGCAACAGCAGAACGTAAGATTTATGGTCCAACCGAAAAACATCCTTATCTTACAAACTACAATGAATCAACATTTACATTTATTGTGAGTGATGATATGTTGGAGAAGAAGTTTTTTGATGCTTGGATGGACCTAATCAATCCTAGGTCAACATTTGATATTGCATACAAAAAAGACTATATTACAGATATTACAGTCAATCAATATGATTTACAGAACAAGAAAACATATAGTATTTCATTAAATGAAGCATTTCCATTATCTGTCAATCAACTAGATTTAG